CACCGCGACCACGAGGGCATCCCACCTGGTGTGCCGTGCCGGGCAGGTGTATAATTTAATGCAGACCTAAGACACAGACGAAAGGATGCACTGATGGAAGTTATGGCAGCAGTAGACGCCACCAACAACCCCGCTACCGGCCCGATCGCCGTGGTGTTGTTCATCGCCGCGCACATCATAAACTACAAGTGGGGCCGTGGCACGAAGGCGGCGTACGTGGCTCTCGGGCTCGGTATCTTCGCCTCGTTCCTCATCTACGCATCCACGTGGTCAACGTGGATCGCAGACCGATTCACCAGTCTGCTTGGCAACTTCGATGCTGTGCCCGCTCACGTCGTTATGGGTGTTATCTGCGTGCTCGCCATCGTGGCGACCGTGGCTGACATCTGGAGCGATCCCGACTACAACAACGCTGCCATTTGGGCGTTGCTGATCGGCCCCATCGCTGCGCACGGCGCGGACGGGTGGGTTTTCGGGCTCGCTCAAGTACTGTACGGCGGCCTGACGGTCATTGTGCAGGGTCTCGTTGCTGAGGCTCTTGGCGGATTCTGATGAGCGCCGAAGAGAACAACGAGCGCGCATACGCGCGCATGGCGCGCACCTCGTGGGGTTACACCCTGCGGGGTGCGCGCGCGCTCGCCGAAGATGCGCGCGCATGGACGCGCGCGGAAGGCATCGAGGCGCACATCAAGGAGCGCGATGCGCGCGCGCTCAGCGCTCAGCATCAACGAGCGATGCGCGCGCACGCGCGCATGTCGAAGAACAGGCGCGCGCACAGCGCGCCTCCCGCGCGCGCGAACGCGCTCACCGACATTGAGGTGAGCACGCGCGCATTCGGAACGCGCGCGCTCCGATGCGCGCTCACGCTCGCTGTCCCTGCGAGCGCGCTCATCGTTCCCCCGTGGATGCTAATCGAAGGCAACCCGGGCGCGCTCCTCGCGTGGCCTGCTGCGTACGGATACTTGGCGTGGCTGGGCTGGACGCACCGCGACGACGCGGAGCCGGTGCAGTCGGTGACCACGCTCGCCCCCGTCGAAGAGAAGACGCGCTTGTTCTCCCGGAAACACGCTGAGGCGGGACTCAAGCCCAACGGGCAGGAATCAGCGATCATCGATCGGGTGCACACCTGGGAGGCCAACGCCGCCGATCGCAAGCTGCACGAGGTGTTCCCCGGTGCTCCGGTCATCGATGAGTCCGGCATCTTGATCCCCATGGAGTTCGCGGGACTGTGGACGCCAGCAAAGCTGGACACCCAGGTCGATCAACTGCGAGCACTGCTCGCGGTTCCTGATGAGGTCAAGACGCAAGTCAAGCCGGGCGGTACCGCAGACCGGGCTGTCCTTCGCATCCGCACTCGCGTGCGGGACCTTGACCTCACCTGGTCACCGGAACGAAAGGGACTGGGACTCAACGCGGACACGGGCGAAGTCGTCAGTGTCGACGTGACCGACCGGCTCAGTGTCGCGGGCATGTCCGGTGCTGGCAAGTCGGTGGCGTTGCGTGTGCTCATGGCGGAAGCGCTCGCGCTCCCGAACACCATGATCGTCATCATCGACCTGAAAGTAGAAGGCGCGCTGTGGTCACATGTCGCTCGCGTCGAATCCGAGGCAGACGGTATCCAGTCGGTCATTGACGATCTAGTGACCGAGATGAAAGAGCGTGAGGCGATCATGCGTACCGAAAGCCTCGACACATGGGAGCCCACGCCGGAGCGTCCGCGTATCGTCGTCGTCGTTGACGAGGGCGCTGAGTTGATGTCCGAGGTTCCCGATTCCGTGACCGGCTTGCGTTCGATCGCTCGTCGTGCACGCTCAGCTGAGATTCCGCTCTGGTGGGCAACACAGAAACCCACGGTGACCGGCCCCGGTAAGGGTCTCGACTCCGCTATCTCGGCTCAGCTGACCTCGCAGGTGTGCATGGCGGTATCGTCCCCTACCGAGGCTCGCAACGTGCTAGGCGAAGACGCTACCGCGAAAGGATGGCACGCGGAAGACCTGCCCAAGGGCGGATGGTCACTGGTCCGCGTGCAGGGTGAGGACCGCACACCGGACCCTACTCGCGTGTGGCACATGACGAAAGAGCATGTGAAGGCGCTTGAACCGCGTTCGCCGTGGCGTCGGGCGAAGACGCTCGCCCCCGTGGTCGACGCGAAGGATGCGCTTGTGGTCGCGCTTGAGCTGTCCGAAGGATTGCAAGGTGTGTCAACGGCTCGGCTCGCTATCGCGCTCGGCGTTGCTGACACTGAGGTGCACGTGCGTATGCGCGTGCACGGCGTTGAGGTTGAGCCGAACGCCTTCGCAATGGGCAACGGTGAGAAGGCTCGCGGATACCGCAGAGATAAGCTTGAAGCAGCGTTCAACAGGAGGAATGACCGATGAAACTCGACTGGGTGAAAGATCCGAACAGTGCGAACCGATACGAAGCTGACAGCTTCGAGTATCGGTACGTCATGCTCGTCCCCAAGCGCGGGCGCGTGCATGTGCGTGTGTACCACTTCGATGACCACGACCTTGCCAAGCCCATCGATGAACGCGCCTGCGTGTCTCGATACCGTGCGGAGCGGGTGGCACAGCGGTTCGAGGACAGCGGTAAGGCGCGTCGACTCCGATGAACTGGTATCGGTTCAAAGTTGAACTATCGGCATGGGCGGCCGGTTCGGTGCTGTGCACGCTCACCACGGTAATCGCACTGGCGGTATCCGTGAAACTGTCGAATGACACTATCGACATGGTGCATTGGACTCCGCGAGAGCAGTTCATGCACGAGCACCCTTGGGTATTCCCCACTGCGCTCCTGTTGCTAGCTGCGGCCATGTGGGTATCAGGACTTCGTGCGCTGCAACTGTTGCGAGCCGATAAGCGCTACGGGGAAAGATAGAGGCGAACAACTTGACACAACACGGTGACAAACTGTCAGGGGCACCTAGCGAAAGCAAGGTGCCCCGGCCTGACTGGAGAAACAAGGCGGCGTGTCGCGGGTATGCGGCACGCATCGACCCATGGGACGCAGACCCTAGCGACGGGGTTGTGAGTCCTACGGCAGCGGCGTTCTGTAAACAGTGCCCGGTGCGGCGTGAATGCCTGCTCGCGGGTCTCGACAGCGATCAGATGAACGGCGGCTCCGCCTATGGCGTATGGGGTGGACTATCGCCCAAGCAGCGGCGCGCGATGATTCGCCTTCGGTATCGTGTCGCGTGCCCGGTCTGTAAGGGGAGCCTCGTCATCACGGCCGAAGATGAGGAGTGGCAGGTGTGCGCGAGCTGCGCCGTCACGTGGCGTTGCCGTAAGCGCCCAACCATCATCGCGGAACCTTAGGCGCGGTACAGGGCCATATAGCTAACCGGGATGTCCGTCCAGGTGGAAGTTGCGCCGTCTGCCGCGTGCACGAACATCGTGAAACCGGTAGTGTTGACCAGAATCGCGCGGGAAATCCAGCGAGATACAGCACCAGCACCAGAATCGATATTCGTGACCACGGTCGGTGTGCTCGGGAACGTGAACCCGAAGTTGACAACGATGGTTGCTGACGACTGCGTGACGAAGCTGAACAGCACCGTTCCACGTCGGGACCAGCTTGTCAGGTTCGTGATGTCGGTCTGGTTCGTGGTAATTTGCGATTGCAGGGATACGATCGACGCCGCTTGGTTCACCACGGTGCTGTTAAGCGCAGCTAGCGCCGCGTCCACCTGGACAGCCAGAATCGGCAACGTGGAAGTCGGGCCGCCCGTCAACGTCGTTCCCGGCAGGGACGTAGGAGATTCGTAGTCGAATCCGTAAGTGCTCGTGTTCGGCATCGGTATCCCCTAGTTGAATGTTGCCGTGAAGTAGGTATGCACGATCCGAACCGGCCCGTTCGTGGCGATTGTCGAAGTAGGGTACATGTCTACAAGCGTGCAAACGCCAGCTGGAGTCATACGCAACGCACCAGACGTTACCGATCCGTTGAACAGACAGTACGTGTCCTGGTCAGGCCGGGCCGCAACTGTCGTGATCGTACATGCGTCTGTATCCGCGATGTTCCCTGCGCTTGTTGCCGTGATCGGCGCACCGGTCCGCTCAAGATCGATTTTTATCGATGTCATGGGACCCCAGCGACGATAGAGCTGTAGCGTGACAATGAATCCGGCAACTGGAGTAACACCGAGGGCAAGCCAACCGGTGTCCGATGGCGATGCAGCCTCCAGCACCGAGATACTGCCCTCGGTACCCGCGAGACGTGCGTCAATACCCGCAAGCGCAGTCTCGACCTGTTCAGCCAGAATCGGTGACGAGCCGTCCGAGTCACCTGTCAGGGTGATTCCCGGCTTCGTCAACGGAGTTTCGTACTCGAACCCGTACGTTGGCGTCATAGGCATTAGAGAACCCCCACGTGGATGATGGCTGATTGACGAGTGGCGATCGTGATCGGAGATGACACGTCGAAGGGGATCGACGCACGGTCAACGATGTGCGTCTCCCGCGTGCCGTCGTTGTACACCACTCGGATCACATCGTACGGCCTCACGGCAGGGTTGGGTACCGCAGACAGGCCAACGTCGTACGGTGCGCCGAGCGTCTGTCTCAGGAGGTTTACCGCTGCGTTCTCTGCCTGCGACTGCGTGGTGATGAACGAGGACGAATAGAAGCGAGGTATCCGCCCGAACGGGCCGCCGAAGAAGGTAGGGCTTGACTCCTGGGCGTTGACGGCCGCCGCGCGAACCGGGGTGATCTGGTCCGCGCCTTCACCGGTGACAACGACCGCGTTGTATACACGTTCTCGCGACAGGGACCGGTTGGCCTCAACCATGACGCCGTCAGGTCCCGCGTTCACTGTCCAGATGATGTCTGTTTCAGAGGGAATGTCTTTGAAAACGAGACGACCGATCTCATCCCAATAGAAGATTTTGCTCAGTCCGTCTGCCAACGTCTTGATGATCTCTAGGCGGGATTCCTCAGCGATGAGCGAGCGGCCTAGCTGCGATTGGTCCGAATCATCATCCCAGACGATCACCGCATCCGGGTACACCTCAAGGACAACCTCATCGATGATGTCGCCGACCAGCGTGCCGGTGAGCCACTGGCGCGGCGACAAGAACCGGCTGTCGATGATCGTCGCCATGCGATCCTCAAGATCCAATGCCAGCGGGCCACGGGCCGCATCAGACTGGGTGGTGGCACTGATCCGGTAGTACCCCAGTGGTGCCCACAACACGCCAGCGGCACCGGTCTCGACCCCGCGAGCGAGAAACACCTCACTGCCGTACGGCGCGAAGCTCAGGTCACGAGCGGTAGGCCAGCCCTGCACGACAGTCACGCCACCCGTGGCTCGAATGTCGGCCGAAGCGTCGAACTCGACGCCGCCGCTGACGACACGAACCGCCAGACCGGAGGGGTCACTTCCGGTCTGGTATCCCTCAACGAGCGTGGCGCGGAAACGCGCCGTGTGCGATCCGGCGATAAGCTCGGCGAAGTCGGCAGCGGTGACCATTTACGTTTGCCTACCGTAAAAGCGATCAACGGAAACCCATGTTCTACCACCTGAATTGCGCGATTGCACCGTAAAAGTTACCAAATCGTCAGGCGTGATTGTTGTACCCCATCCTGGAATATCGAACGTTCCAGAGGCGGAACCACTGCCTGTTACTACCTGCGCACCGTTTACGAGAATTCTCCACTCGGCAGCACCGCCTGTAGATACTGCAAGAATGCCGTAGGAAACTACCGGATGCCATACCGTGTTTAGACCGCGCCACGCATCCTCATACGTGGTCGAGTCTTGTGAAGGCCAGAAAGGACCAGTCGTCACCACATCAGTTGAGAAGGCCGGGTTCATCAGGTAGTTGAAGTAAGGGCGTCCGATGCCGTGCAGTGTTGCAGCGTCGTTCGCAAAGATCTCCTTGCCAGACGGGTCCCGTATGCTGATCAGATTCGTACCGACGATTTGCAGTGCACGTGTAGATGCGCTGTCCCCATAGTAAAAAACCGTCATCGGCAGACCATTTGTATCACTGCCGATGTACACCTGATCGTACTGATTGTTCTTTGTGAGGAAACGTACTTGACCAAGATAGAACGTCAAGTCTGCAACGAACTCACCTGGATTCGATAGCTTCCCGAGAATCCACCAGGTGCCCACGCCTTTAGCGTTCTCCGGTGCCCACCCGAGCATTCCCACGATATCGCCCGGTTTCAACGACAATGCATTGATGCCTTCAACCATGGGGATATCAGTGAGCGTGATACCGCGCCATTCGATGGTATTCCGCAGCTCACCGCCGCGTTCCCATGTCAGGATTTTACCCTGTCCGAACTGCACGCCTTTGGAAGGCGCTGGCGTCAGCAGCGCAGCCAGGTCGTTATTGGTCCTGTCGGTCACAGTACTTCCCCTCCGAACGAGCTTGCGCTTCCCTCTTCCAACCAGAGGTTTTGCCATGTCGGCCACGTGGCCCACACGTCTTCCCAGGTGCCGTCCGGTCCGATCATGTCCCAGAGCATTTGCCACGTGATGGTGGTGGGAATGACGCCGTTCAGGTCTACAGCGGCCACCCGCACGAAGCCGACGCTCCAACCCCGAATGTTCGTCCCCGGCAGCGAGTGCCGCTCCTCGTGTCCGTCCCACATCATATAGCCGTCAGGGATGCCTGAGTAATCGGTGGGGCAGTCCTCCTCAACGTCTCCGGGTGGCTGTAGGTAGAGGATGCCGCCGTACGTCAGCAGTGAGCGCACGCCTCGAAGCGTGGCGTCATCCTCCGTGGCGAACGTCAGTGTGAATGAGCCAGACGAGCCGACATCAGCGATAGCCAGGATCTCGTGCCGACCTTTGATGTCGAAGAACCCCGCACGCGAGTCACGGCTGAGAGCGTCCCAGTTCACGCAATCAAGTTCCCGGTTCAAGAGCGGGTACGTGATCGACTTGAGGAACGTCTCTAGCTGCGTCGGGGTGATTGCAGCCGTGGCACCGACAGTCGGCGGGATCGTATCGGCCGACATCGGCCCGAACCATTGCTCGAACGCGTCACCGCTGGCCTTGAAAGAGCGCATGTTCACAGCGGTACCAGCAACGATAGAAGTATCGGTTACGAACACTGTCCAGTTGGAGGGCTGGTTGCTGCCCTCCTGCCATGCCTTCGCTGCAAGGCTGGTCCCCTGCACTCGAAAACGTACATGCCACGGGATGCCGGGTGTCCAGGTGCCCACCGTGGCGGTTCCCAGCTGCGTGTACACGTTCGCGACGAACTTCCCTATACGCAGCTCAACCGCGAAGTCATCGGCTTCGGTGCGAAACCGCAGGTTAGATTCGTACATGTTGGCGAAGTCGGTAGACCTGAGCCCCGCGCCCCATTCGACCGATACATCCATGGAGTCATGCGGACCGGGGAAGATAGCGGACCAGGTGAGATCGCCGTCTTCTAGTCCGGGAATGGCATCAGTCAACTGCTCAACGATGTGTCCGACAGGTTGCATACTTTCCGACACACCAACGCCGTTGTTCACCCATAGTGCGAAGCCACTGGAGGACCCACCGAGGTTCCATGCTTGCCCTGTGTCTGCGGTCCCCCAATCACTGCCAGGTACCGGTGCGATCGTGATAATTTCGGCTTGCGCCTGTACCGTCCATGTTTTCCCCGTGGAGTCAACGAAGTTCGCTGTTCCAGCTGCTTGCGCTGTGAAATCAGGATTCGCTACTACTGGTCCGCCGATTCCCGATCGCACCTGTGCGGCATGAACCTCACCGATCAAACGGAGGTCAGAGGCTCCGAGATACGCACCAACCGCGAGATCCGCAGTACTCGAAAATGTCGTTGTAGTCCCTGCGAAGGTGACAGGGCTGCCGAGTTGCACCCAAGGCCCCGACACGCCATGAGCAGCAGTATAGAACACAGCTGTTCTACCACCGGCCCCGTTGTCAACGTCGAACGTCGCCCTAACCGCAAGTCTTCCCGATGATATTGGAACCGGAACGGTTGATATGAACGAAGTTACGGCACTACCGTTTGTTGACTGCCGAAAGTTCAGCTTTCCTGAACTTTCGACGGAAATCCAGTATGAACGCTGATTCCCTGTCACATTGTATTTGCTCAACAGAACTTGGTGCGTGCCTGCCCAAGTGGCCGTCGCGTCAACGCGTAGGTCAATATCTCCGGTAATATCGAGACTTGCATGATCGGGAGTGCTGGCATAGCTGTTGCCGCCGCCTGGAAGCGAAAGCGCACCGCCAGAGGGATATGCGCGATTGAACGAGTCATAGAATACCGGCTCTAGGATGCGGTACAGATTCTCGGCGTTCGGAGTGTACTCATAGTCATCTACGACAGTGACGCCTTGCGTTCCCATGCCGGACCCGCCGCGCACGTCAACCCATGTGGTGCCACCGTCAGTAGATCGTTGGAGCTGGTACCTGACATTCGGGGTCGGGACACCGAGGGTAAGCCGGACACGTCCCAAGCTCGGCAAGTACTGTGCGGTCAACGTAGCCATTATGCGAGCCTTCCGGTACCCGCGCGAGCCCTGCGCAGTTGGTTGCGGTTCATCTCGTTCTGCTTCTCCACAACGATATCAGTAATCTCCCGATCGCCGATCTTCACTACGAAGTAATTGTCACCGTTGACACCTGTGGCATTGATCGTGTCTCCACCGCCGCGCGCGTCCTGGTTACCGGCTCCTGCACGGCTCAACGCCGAAGCAAGCAGGCTGTCAACGCGCGGGTCACCGAGCGGAAGAATCGCCTCATTGAACCGGCCTTCGCCGACCATTGCCAATGTCGGACCCGTGGCGAGTGCACCCGAGGCGAGTAGCGGAATGTTCGGCGTGGAGATGGTGAACCCGCCTACGCTGCCGAGCGGTCCGAGGTCGACCGAGGGGACCGAGAACGACAGGTTGTTCCACCCGCGAATGACAGAGTTGATAGCCGACTTAAACCCAGTCGCCAACGGCGAAAACATGGTGCTCAGCGCGCCGCTGATCTTGCCCGGGATGCCCTTGATGAAGCTGACGAAGCTGTCCCAACCTGATTTTATGCCGGACAGCGCAGCGGATACGACGTTTTTGACCGTATTTATCCCGTTTTTCAACGGCGTAAATACGGCCGAATTGAGGACCGACCACCCGACCTTGAACAGGTTGACGAGCGCCTGGAATCCGGCCACCATCTCCTGCGCTCTTTTAACGATCGTGTTGCGGATGAAATCCCAGATGATTTGCATCCCTTGCCCAGCGAGCTGGAATCGCTCGACCAGCCATTGGATCGCACCACCGAGCAGTACGGTGAGTAGCTGCGCAAGCGCTTCGATATGTGGTACCACGTACGGCACGATGACCTGCTCAACGAGCCACAGCAGGATATCGCCGAGTACCTGGATGATCGGCCCGAGCACCGTTCCGACGATCTCAGCAACCACGCCGAGGAGTTCGTACAGCGGCGCTAGCGCTTCGATGATCGGACCTAGCGCCTCAAACAGGACAGTGAAGATCGGAGCTACTGCCTGTAGCACATCGCCTACTACTCCGAGCACGACGGCGAGCTGTGAACCCAGTGCTTCGGCTAGCACCTCGATTAGGGGCATAACGGACTCTAGTGCACCGACTAGGATATCTCCGAGCAAAGAGATAATTTTCGTCAATGGTGTGATAAGCGGCCTAATTGCCGTAGCCACGGCTCCAAGGATAGGCGCGAGGGCGGCAAGGACAGATCCGACCAATTCAGACAAAGGACCAAGCAGCGGCAATACAGCGTTGAGAATACTGGACAAACCACTGAAAATCGGAGGCAACGCAGGAGCGATGTTCGCTAGCACGGTACCGAAGGCGGACCCAACCTGGTTCAACGCCTCGAAAATCGAGATCAGCGCCGACTGCCCTTGTGCGGACGCCAGGAAATCGTCAAAGACCTGTAGTGCCTGCCCGAACACGCCGAGGATGTTGCCCCCGGTAGCCTGCGCAGCGGCACCGATCGACCCGATGATGCCGATAATCGGGGAGAGGATGTCGCCGATCGCCTGGAACACGTCGAGAGCATCGCTGACCCAAGCCACGGCTTCGCCTGATGCCGCAG